TTTTGTTCTTTGCCCATGACTTCCATCATTTCTTCAACTTCTGTATGGAGGGCGCCCAATTCGGGAGGACTTTGATATACCATTATTTCTCGTAATTCAGTTCCCATTTGTTCTAATTGTTTTTTCATTAGAACTCTTTGTAATGCTCTTTTACCTAAACTAGAATCACCTGCGTATACTTCTGTTTTAGCCCGGCGCTCTTCTTCTTCAAAAATAGCCATACATTTGTAATAGTTATCGTAGTATGCACCAAGATGATTACCAATCTCAGTATAGATGCCGGTAGTCTCTCCTGATTTTTTATTAAGTTCTATTACGCGATTTTTTTCTTGAACAAATTGATTACGTTGTTCTAATGTCGCGGGTTTTTCTGGTGGGTGTAATTTACTGAACTGGTCGTCAAGATCTTTTAGGACATCTTTGACTTCTCCGGCTGCGCCCTTTATATCCCTGTAAAGTTTACAGCCTGCTTTAACTGCAGATACAGCGCCGTTAGCAAGAGCGAATAAGGTTATCGGATCCATTGCTCTTTTCCACTAACACGTTGCTTGTACAGTAACACTGCGATTTGTCCTTTTTAACTAAAATATCATTGACAAAATCACGAGATTACTATATAATCATACATAATATTTATATACCTAAGGTCCTATTTAATGAAGTTTTATACTAGCGTAAATCAGTATGGTAACAATATCCTTGTCCGTGGGATAAACAACGGACATGCTGTACAAGATAAGGTTCCTTATAAACCGTCTCTGTACGTCCCATCCAAAGAAAAAGCAACAGCAAAGTCTTTATTCGGAAAAGATCTAGCAGAGATTAAATTCGAAAGTATCAACGAAGCGAAAGACTATGTAAAAAGATACTCAGATGTGGATGGATTTGAAATCTATGGAAATACGAATTATGGGTATCAGTATATTTCTGAGAAATTTCCTGATGATATAGAATTTGATATGTCTCAGTTAAAGATATGGACATTGGATATTGAGACATCTGCAGAAAATGGATTCCCTGATATTGTGAATCCTAATGAAAAAGTGTTGGTGATTACTACACAAGATTATGTAACAAAACAGATTGTATCTTTTGGTCTGTTTCCGTGTGAACCTGTAAACGAACGACACACATATGTACAATGTAAAGATGAAATAGATTTGTTGACTCAGTTCATCGAGTACATCTCAGAAGATTATCCTCACATCATTACAGGATGGAACGTCGAGTTTTTTGATATCCCATATCTATGTAATCGTATTAATAAAATCCTAGGCGAAGATGCGATGAAGAAACTCTCGCCTTGGAAAGTTGTAGAAGAAAAGAATATTCTTAAGTTTAAGAAAGAGAATATTTCTTTTACATTACTCGGCATTGCTATTCTAGACTTCTTGGATTTGTATAAGAAGTTTACTTATGGTAATCAGGAATCCTATAAATTAGATCACATTGCTAAAGTAGAACTAGGTAAAGAAAAATTAAACTATGATGAGTTTGCATCTTTCTCGGAGTTCTGGAAAAAGGATTGGCAGAAGTTTATTCGTTATAACGTAATCGATTGTGAATTGGTTGACGAACTTGAAGAGAAGATGAAACTCATTGAATTGATTCTGACAATGGCATATGACGCCAAGTGTAATTATGTAGACATTTTCTCAGCAGTAAGAACATGGGATTGTATTCTGTATAACCAACTCTTGAAAAAGAATATTATGGTTCATCAGAATGAGCGTAAGCAAGGCAGACAAATTGCAGGCGCGTATGTACAAACGCCTAGACCAGGTAAGTATGATTGGGTTGTTTCTTTTGATGCGACAAGTCTATATCCTTCAATTATTATGCAATATAATATGTCGCCAGAAACAATGTCGCAGGAAAGACAATACTTAGACATTAAGGTTTCGGAACTACTTGAAAGTAAAGTTGATACATCCGCGCTTGCGGGTAATAACATTTGTATGTCAGCAAATGGTGTTTGCTATAATAATGATAAGCAAGGTATATTTCCTGAGATTGTCCAAAAGTTATTTGATGATCGAAAGAAATATAAAAATTTAATGTTGGTCGCACAAAGCAAATATGAGGAGACTAAGGACAAAGTCTGGCAAAAAGAAATTTCAAAGTATAATAATTTTCAGATGGCTCGTAAGATTCAGATGAATTCATTATTCGGAGCCATGGCAAATGAGTTTTTTAGATTTTATGATGACCGAGTAGCAGAAGGAATTACTCTTACAGGTCAGTATATTATTCAAAAGGTCGGTGTTGCTTTAAATGAATATCTAAATAAAATATGCGGAACAACGAATTATGAGTATTCTTTTTATTCTGATACTGATTCCTGCTATGTTACATTTGCACCACTTGTAGAAAAGTTCTATAAAGGTAAAGCACCAGAAAAGATTGTAGACATTCTTGATGAGATTTGTGAGAGTAAGATTCAAGAGGTACTGAATAAAGTATCAGAAGAAATGGCAGTTTATACTAACGCCTTTGATAATAAGATTTCATTCAAGCGAGAAGCAATCGCAGAAACAGGCGTATGGGTAGCAAAGAAACGATATGCTTTAAATGTATATAATAACGAGGGTGTTAAATACGCTGAACCTAAGTTAAAGGTTATGGGATTAGAAATTGTTAGATCATCCACACCCGAACCAATTAGAGATGGTTTACGCAAAGCAGTTAAACTTGCACTAACATCTGATGAACAAACTCTACAAGATTACATTCGAGGGTTTGAAGCAGAATATAGAAAGATGAAACCCGAACTAATATCTTTCCCTCGAGGCGTTAATGGCCTTAATAAATATACTGATAGAGCAGCCATATATAAACAGGCTACTCCGATGCATGTCAGAGGAGCTCTATTATATAACTTTCATATCGAACAAAATAAGTTGGGTATGAAATATGAAAAAATTAAAGAAGGCGATAAGATTAAGTTTATCTATTTAAAAGAACCTAATACTATCGGTGAAAACTGTATAGCATTCAATACCGTTATACCTCCAGAATTAAATCTGACAAGATTTGCAGATTATGATACAATGTTCGAGAAATCATTCTTAGAACCAATGAATACGATTTTGGATGGAATCGGGTGGTCTGCTAAACCCCAAGCAACATTAGAAGGATTATTCGGATGAAAAAATTATTAGTAACATTATTCGTAGCATTACTTGCTACAGGGTCTCAAGCATGGGATCAGCGCCAACCGTTGCCGCCCGAGCAATGTAAGGTACATAGCCCATTCGGTTTTGCCGATAGTGCTAAGAAATATACACCGATTTGCCGTCAAGCATATTTTGTGGCATATGATGCCCCAGCAAAGATTCCAGCATATGTAGCATATACATTAGAGCCAAAGAATGCTCTTGGTTGTGTTGCAAGAACAAATGCTTTTGCTGCAGATCAATCTGTTAAAGGTGGAGCTGTACCTGGCGACTATGCTGGTACAGGATATGACAAGGGTCATGTATCACCCGACGGAGATTTATCTTGGGATACGCAAGTTGAATTTGAATCATTCTTAATGACTAATATGGTTCCTCAAGCAGGCTCATTGAATAGAGGCATTTGGAAATTATTGGAGACATCTGTACGCGGATGGACGGTTCAATTAGATGCACCATTTACAATTTATGGAGGTGGTATCTATAACGATATAACAGATAAGAAAATTGGTGCAGGTGTAATTGTACCTCACAGTTTTTATAAAATTGTAATCAATCGTAAAACAAATGAATATGCTGCATGGCAATTTCCGCATATTCCACCATATCCTAATTTAGGAAACGACTTAACAAAGTACAGAGTACATGTTGCAGATATCGTTAAAGAAGCAAAGATTGCTTTTATAGTGCCACCCGTAGGTAAAGAATTACAACCAGGCAAAGAATGGCCTGTAGACTTTGGTAAACTAACTAAAGACAAAAGGGCAAAATGCGGAGCATCAGCATCTGCAGATTGATCTTTTTTATAGACAAATACAGCGTTATACATTATAATATACTATATACATAAGGAGACACTATGTCATTACTTGATAAATTGAAGAAAAATTCGACGATCAAAGAAACGGAAGTTTTAAACAAATCTAAATTCTTTCAAAAGAAAGATATGATTCAAACATCTGTTCCTATGATCAATGTGGCGTTGTCAGGAAGTTTAGAAGGTGGCTTGACCCCAGGCTTAACAGTTTTTGCTGGTCCTTCTAAACACTTCAAGACAGCCTTTTCATTATTACTTGCGAAAGCGTATTTAGAAAAATATGAAGATGCTATTTTATTATTTTATGATTCTGAGTTCGGTAGCCCTCAGTCTTATTTCGATAGTTTCGGGATTGACACAGGCAGGGTATTACATACCCCTATAACAGATATTGAACAATTAAAGTTTGATATTATGAGTCAGATTAACAATGTTGAGCGAGGTGATCATGTTCTCATTTGTATTGACTCTGTAGGTAACCTTGCATCTAAGAAAGAAGTGGATGATGCACTTGAAGGTAAATCTGTTGCAGATATGACTCGCGCTAAACAGATGAAGTCTTTATTTAGAATGGTAACACCTCATTTGACTATTAAAGATATTCCAATGGTTGTTGTTAATCATACTTATTCAGAAATTGGATTGTTCCCTAAACAGATTGTATCTGGCGGAACAGGCATTTATTATTCTGCGGACAACATCTTTATTATCGGTCGCCAACAAGAAAAAGATGGCACAGATGTTGTAGGTTATAACTTTATTGTGAATGTAGAGAAATCTAGATTCGTTCGTGAAAAATCTAAGATCCCTGTTGAAGTAACATTCGAAGGCGGTATTAGTACTTGGTCTGGTCTATTGGATGTGGCTATTGATGGTAAGTTTGTTGTTAAGCCATCTAATGGCTGGTACTCAAAAGTAGATATGAAAACAGGCGAAGTTGAAGAGAAAAAATATCGTGTCAAAGACACATATACTAAAGAGTTCTGGATGCCAGTTCTTCAGTCAAAAGCGTTCCGAGACTATATCGAGGGAAGATATAAAGTGGCATCTATAGATATGGTTGGATCGGAAATGACAAACATAGATATATCAGAGGAATTTGAAAATGCTAGTGAAGTATGAACCTTGGGCAATAACAGATAAAGACAAAGAACTCTGGGGTATAAGAATACTTGAGGGCGAGTTTGGAGGACTTTCTATGTCATTCAATGATGTTAATATATCTGATAAGACTCCCGATCTTGCTCTCGATTATACAGTAATACAATTCCCAGAAGGTAAAGAACAAAAGGACATAGAAGGTCCTGCATTTGACGAAGTACTAAAAGGTATAGTGTTAGATATATTGGAAAAGGCAATTGAATATAATGAAAATCGAAACAGTAATTCTCCAGAATCTGGCGAATGACGATGAGTATATGAGAAAAGTAATCCCGTTCTTAAAGCGGGATTATTTTTTAGATAATAGCGATAAGATAATTTATGATAAGATAAAAGACTTTATAGATCAATATAACGCAATACCTAGCAGAGATGCTTTGGTTATTTCTGTTCAAAATGATAAGTCTTTAAATGAAGATCAGTATAAAGAAGTAGCAGAGGCAATACTGCAACTTGAACCGACAGATCATAATAAAGATTGGCTATATAAAGAAACAGAAAAATTCTGTAAAGATAAAGCAATCTATAATGCTATTCTATCATCTATCGCAATCATAGATGGCAGAGACAAAGCTAGAACAGAAGACGGAATTCCTCAGTTACTACAAGAAGCTCTAGGAGTGTGCTTCGACAATAATGTTGGACATGATTATATTGATAGTTCAGATCAACGATTTGAGTTCTACCATAAAATAGAATCTCGTATACCATTTGACTTAGACTATTTTAACAAGATTACAAATGGCGGAATGCCTAATAAAACATTGAATGTTTGTCTTGCAGGTACAGGCGTAGGTAAGTCTTTGTTTATGTGTCACGTAGCAGCATCAGTTCTTGCACAGAACAAGAATGTGTTGTATATCACTTTGGAGATGGCTGAAGAGCGTATTGCAGAACGTATTGATGCGAATTTAATGAACATCACCATGGATCAGTTGAAAGAGCTTCCAAAAGCAATATTCGATAATCGTATTGAGAAGATTAAAGATAGAACACAGGGCAAGCTGATTATTAAAGAATATCCTACAGCAGGCGCGCATACAGGACACTTTAAGGCATTATTAAATGAATTGCAACTAAAGAGACAATTTAAACCTGATCTTATTGTAATTGATTATTTGAATATTTGTGCATCATCTAGATTTAAGGGTGGTGCTAATATCAATTCTTATACTTTGATTAAGTCTATTGCTGAAGAACTTAGGGGTATGGCAGTAGAAGAGAATGTTCCTATTCTTTCTGCTACACAAACTACAAGGGGTGGCTATGGTAATACAGATGTTGAACTAACAGATACATCTGAATCGTTTGGTTTGCCTGCGACAGTGGACTTTATGTTTGCTTTGATATCTACAGAAGATCTTGAAGCAATGAATCAGTTAATGGTTAAGCAATTAAAGAATCGATATAATGATCCTACAATTAATAAGAGATTTGTGATTGGTGTAGATAGAGCAAAGATGAAACTATATGACTTGGAACAATCTGCTCAAAAGAACATTATGGATTCAGGTATCAGAGAAGACAAATCAAAATGGAATACCCAGGATAACGGCGGTCCTGTTCAAATTAAGAAGCAGTATGGACAACCAACACGAGACTTTTCTAAGATAAGAGTTTAAAATATGCAAAAGTTAAAAAGTACTACACTTTCATCGAGCAATTTAAAAAATCAAAAACACGGCGGACTACAGGAATTAGATTCTCCTATTCCTGTTTCTGTAGAAGATGCTTATCCTGATTCAAACGTAACGATTTCTATATTGCCAACAGGAGGCCCTAAGACGGAAACGCAAATTCGAAATGAGGAATTCTGGAAATTAATACTCGAAACAAAATGATATAAATATATTAGTAACAACAAAGGGTCTGCTATGATAATCAGTGTTAGAGGCGCGAGAAATACAGAACTCACAAAGTTACTAAAATTGGCAGCACAATCATTTGCTGACAAACTACTTTCACCACAACTAGAAAAGAACATCCAGGTAACGATCAAAATACATGATCGACTTGAAGCTGGAGGTTTCTGCGATTTTGAAGAGGAAGGCTTGCCTAATCCTCGCAGTTTTAAAATAGATATTTGCAGAACTAAAAAGAAGATACATATGTTCTCGGTACTTGCACATGAGATGGTTCATCTCAAACAAATGGCAAAGGGCGAGATGAAAGACAAATATGTCAAATCCAGATATGTAACAGTTTGGAGAGGGGACAGATATGAAGATGATGTCAACTACTGGGATCAACCATGGGAACTAGAAGCCTATGGATTAGAGAACAGCCTGGTTGCTAAATTTCTAATAGAACATGATCAATTTAAAAACCTTCGCCAAAGGCAGGAAAATTGGTTTGTATATGATGAGATTGCAGAATGAAAACAATACTTATAAGGAGACGTAATGGAACAATACACCTTTACAATATACGACATCGTACAAATAGTTTTAATGTTAGTTACATGCTATGCATGTAAGGTTCATGGATATCAGAGAGGGATAGCAGATACAGTAGGGTTTTTCGAGGACAAGGGCATTATAGAAATCACCGACGATTTAGAAGTTATTAAGAAACCAAAAGATCAAGAAAACGGTTAATAAAAAGGTTTTAATTTTTACCCCAGTAACCCTGGGGTATTTTTTTGGCAGAAAATGCTTGACACAGGATCGAATCGGTGTTATAATTATGAAAATGGAGAAACGGTTATGAACTTTTCTGTAGGCGCAGACATCGAGATTCAGACAAAATGGAAATCGAATCTGTTAGGGGTAGACTTTGACTACAACACCTTCAAGGGAAAGGTAGTACCGAATCCAAAATGGCTCGATAAAGATTATGTATCAATTCGTGCGATAGAACAAAACAAATGGTTTGACTATCCCATTAATTATATACATAAGAAGTATATCGTAGGCCACTCGTTTTCTGAAGAAAGAAGCACAGCGCGAATCTTCGAAGTTAAATCAAAGTCGTCAGGCAAGGTTTACACCGTGATTTCTGAAGGCGGAGATGTGCAATGTGGTTGCGTTGGTTTCCAATTCAGAAGAAAATGCAAGCATTCTGAGAAGGTTAAGTCGGTGTTGTGAAAGAACAACACCCAGGAATCAAATGCTTGACACTAACACTAAACGGTGTTATAATTATGGTGAGGTTAGAAAAATCTCAATTGAATGTTTTATATTATTAAGGAGGACTTAAATGTCTAATTTTACAGTAGCAGGTGTGTCTACACAGCATGGTATCACTAAAGTTCGCTTTGCGAATGATATCGTTTCTCGTACTAAGCTTTTGGCCAAGGGCGGACATAGTCCTCTTGAACTAATTGAGTTGCCTAAAGCAATGACCAAGGCAGAAGCATGTCAACACTTGTTAGATACAGGTGGCGTGTTTACTCAGTGGGCTGGTCTTTTGATTGAGACAATGGCCAAGAAAGAAGGTACCCCTGCGATTGCTAAGGCACCGAAGGCAAAGGTAGCACCTGTTAAGGCAAAGCCTGTAGCAACAAAGCAACCTAAAATCTCTAAGCCAAAGGTTGAAGAAGACCTTGAAGTGACCGAGATCAAAGAACTTGCTGACGCACCATTCTAAACAGTATGAGTAAAGAAAAACAAGTTACCGAGAACTTTAACCTTAGTTTCAGTTCTCGAGATAGAAACACTAGTGACACAATCTTAGATTGTAACATTAGTTTTGAAAACCCTACCGATGAGATTGTTATGCATCGCCTCAACACTTGGCTTGAAGCGATTGGACGTGATGAAATTATCGTAACGAAAGTTAAGACAAATTTTTTAGATAAGAAAATTTCTAAAAAATAGTCAGTGTCCCGTTCATCTAGAGGCCTAGGATAGTGCCCTTTCACGGCATTCACACCAGTTCGAATCTGGTACGGGACGCCATTGTTAAGTGTTATGTGGAAGATTCCAGTTCTCACTGGATAGTGAATCTCTGAATGGTTGTGTCTCCTAGGAAAGCGCAATCAGGAGTTGTATTAGGAAGAATGCCCTTTGGACGCTTAGGGAATAAGCCGAGTCGTTAAAATCAAACTCTGATACGGTGAAGGTCAGACATAACATATAGCACTTAACAATGGCTTCCGCCTAGGTGGCAGAGTGGTCAAATGCAGTGGATTGCAAATCCATAAAGTCGTCAGTTCAAATCTGACCCTAGGTTCCAAATAATGCTTGACAAATATTGTAACGATGTTATAATAAAGACAAGTAAAAAGAATCCCGTTACTATTTTCGTTAAAATAGCGTTTGATTAGCGATAGAGATCCGGTGGCAGAAAACCGTTAGCGAGAGAAAAACTCAGACTCTGATAGGCAGAATCTTAACTGCACACAGACTCAGAATAAAATAGATGGACAGGGTAACACCTCAGGTAGTGGCGACAATGGAAGGCGTAGGCTACACCCAATTTGCTTCGTTAGCTCAGTTGGTTAGATCGCTTGCCTGTCACGCAAGAGGCCAGGGGTTCGAGTCCCCTACGAGGCGCCAATATTCCCTGATAGCTCAGTCGGTAGAGCGACGGACTGTTAATCCGCAGGTCGGTGGTTCGAACCCACCTCGGGGAGCCAGCAGGAGAACGAGAAGCATTGGTGACTTCAGCAGACTGTAAATCTGTCGCCTCAGGCATACGGGGTTCGAATCCCTGGTTCTCCACCATTTTAACTTGAAAGAAACTATGAAATATCAACCACTTGGAAATAAATTAATTGTCAAAGATACAGAGCGTCAAGAAGAAACCGAAAGCGGTATCTATGTAGGTAAAACTTTGGCCGATCCAAGAGCAAAGACTGGAACTGTATTGGCAATTGGCCCAGAAGTTGAAGATGTTAAGGTTGGCGATATTGTATACTTACAATGGCAAAATATACAAACGGTTAAAGAAGGTGATACATATCTCGGAGTCATCTCTGAAGATAACGTTTTGGCAGTAGCAGAATAAAATAGCTGGCGATAGTTCAACGGATAGAACAGTAGCCTTCTAAGCTATTAATCCAGGTTCGATTCCTGGTCGCCGGACCAATTATGTTGGCGTTAGTTTAGTGGTAAAACCGCGGGTTGTGATTCCGCTATCATGAGTTCAATTCTCATACGTCAACCCAAATATATAATAAGAACTTTTGTTAATTAACTATTAAAAGGATTAGATTATGTCGAATGAAGAACATAAATTTAAGCATAGTAAACGTCTACACGAAGACCAAGTGCATATAGATAAGCAAGTTAAAATTGCCAAAGCACATGGTATAGATGTTAAGGAACCTCACAAATTTGCTAAGCACCATGCTTTGGATTGTGGGCAACCGGGATGTATAATGTGTGCTAATCCGAGAAAGATATGGAAAGAAAAAACAATACAAGAGAAAAGGTTCGAACAGAATATTGAGGATTAATTACGCGGGAAGGTCTAGTGACCCGAAGAGTCTCATAAGCTCTTTCGAGGATGGTGCGAATCCATCTCCCGCATCCACTATTCACTAAGAGTGTTTGGCAGAGCAATACGTTCTACTAGACCATATTCATAGTCTTTTAGTATTTCAATTTCAAGATCACATATTTGAATGCGTTTGGTAAAATCCTCATGTTCTCTTTTACGATGATCTATTTGTTTTTGCACAAGTTCAAGCATGATGTTTTGTTTATTATGTTTTGCGTTTATCCTGACAATAACTTTATCTAAATTTGCAAGATACTTATTACAAACATTTATGTTTTCAAACATAGCTTGTCGTATTTTTGTAACTTCAAGATTCATAATAGCAATTAGATCTCCTTGTTCCGAATCAAATTCTGGAACAATTTGATTCACCATCTGAGCAATATGATCTAATGCAGAGTTTCTTATCTGAAGATTAGACTCTGCGTCGCCCGACATATCATACCCTTTACGACGAATAGGATCGGATAAAATCTCATAAGCTTCTTTTATGAGTTTAAACTTTTCTTCATCTCCCCCTTTATCGGGATGATGAATCATTGCTAATGCTCTGTATTGTGCTTTGATTTCTTCATCAGAAGCATCAATAGAAATTTCTAGTTCAAGGTAAGGATCCATGTCAGATATAAATATGTTATAATATCATTTATTTATTAGGAGATTGTAATGACCCAGAAAAATCCAAAAGAAATCGAAGACGCAATAAACGAAGACGAAGCATTTCGTTATATACAAAATAAATCTGTAATTGATAACACTGGAACTGATAAAGATGAGTTCTACGATGTTTTGACCACAGAAGATGCCTTAATGGTCATCTACAAAAACTAATATCTCGTAAGTGTTATGGTAGCACACCAGTCTCCAAAACTGGGGGACGCGGTTCGACTCCGTGACGGGATACCATAATGCTTGACACTAAACAACAAAGATGTTATAATTTAAATATGCGGGATTAGTTTAATGGTAAAACTCTATCCTTCCAAGTTAGTGTCATCAGTTCGATTCTGATATCCCGCTCCAAATTAAGAGGTTACTATGCCAGCAATTTTTCTAGTTAGCGACACACACTTCGGCCACGCTGGAGTATGTCGTTTCCTAAGAGCAGATGGCACAAAACTTCGCCCTTGGGATAATCCTGATGAGATGGATGAAGAAATGATTCGTCGGTGGAACGACACAGTTAGACCTAACGACAAAGTATATCATCTCGGAGATGTGGTTATCAACCGCAAAGCGCTAAAGACACTATGGCGTTTGAATGGTGACAAGGTTCTTATCAGAGGCAATCACGATATCTTTAGAGACGAAGAATACAGAGAACATTTTCGCGAACTACGTGCATATCATGTAATGAATGGAATGATTCTTTCTCATATCCCGATCCATACTGAGAGTCTTGCTAGGTTCGGAACAAACATTCATGGGCATCTACATGCAAATCGTGTTATGACAGGAATTAAAAATTCTAAGATTGATGTTCGTTACCATTGCGTATGTGTAGAACAAACTGATTTTGCTCCTATTCTTTTTGAGGATGTAATTAAACGAATCAAAGAAGAAGGCGGAACAGTAGGTTTTAATAATGGCAATGGTTCGCAAGAATGTCCAACGTAATCAGAATAAAACCTGATGAAACTTTCGAGGAATGGGTAGAGCGAGTCCGTAAATATGAATATGGATTTGCCCTACAACAAATTGCGACGGGTGAAGATCCATCTAAAGTAATGGAAGATATGGCAAAGCGAATGGCACATAAAATAATGCATCCTGTGTATAAAGCAATAAAAGATTCAAGTACCATTTCTATTGATATGGAACAATCAAAAAAACAATACGAGGAAAATTATTTGAGTAAGGTTGCACCTGCGGCAGATCATGTTTTGGATGACTAAGGATTGTGCTTTATAGCTAAAGGTTATATAATATAAAGTAAGCCCGGGTGGTGAAACAGGTAGACACAAGAGACTTAAAATCTCTCGCTTCGGCGTACCGGTTCGATTCCGGTCTCGGGTACCAGAATATGATTAGTTATTTAATTACATTTATCGCAGTATTTTTGACAGATATTTTATACGTTTATTTTGTAAAATCAATTCAAGATAATCGTCCATGGGCTGCTGCCTGGTGGTCAATGGTTGTAACATTTACAGCAAGTGTATCTGTTATAAATTATACTGCAGATCATTATGCATTAATACCTGCATTGCTTGGAGCATTTGCAGGAACATGGTTTGGAATGAAATTTAAAAAGAAGGAGTTAGGATGAGTTTAACACTAAAGAATCTTGAGAGTGCATTGGCAGGTGAGTCAATGGCACATATCAAGTATCGTTACTTTGCGAAGATTGCTCGCGAGGAAGGCTTCGAAGATGTTGCAAAACACTTTGAACATACTGCAGATCAGGAAATCAAACATGCTTGGGGTCATTTAGAATTACTAATTGGTAAGCCAAATACAAAAGAATGTTTGGAAAAGGCAATCGAAGGCGAGACATATGAGTTTACAGAAATGTATCCTACATTTGAAAGCCAAGCAAGACTTGATGGTGATCTTGAAGTCGCTAAAGAGGCAGGCGAACAAATTGCTGAAAGCAAAGAACATGCTAAGCAATTTAAAGAAATTTTAGCAAAAGCAGAAAAGCGTTTTAATGCTTTGAAGAAAGTAGAAGAGCGTCATGCAACTGCTTATCAAAAAATGTTACAGGAGGTCCAATGATGGATGAGATACATATATGCGTAGTTTGCGGCCACCAACACGATGAAGCAACTGAAGGTAAGTGGGAAGACTTGCCTTCAGATTTTCTATGCCCAGAGTGTGGTGTAGGTAAAGACGAATACGAAACAATCTAATAATACGCGCTGATAGCTCAGTTGGTCAGAGCAGAGGACTCATAATCCTTTGGTCGTAGGTTCGAGCCCTACTCGGCGTACCAAACACATATGAATTTATTTAATCCAACAGAACCCAAAGAGCGTGGTCGTTATACATCGGAAGATGCGGTTAATGTACTAGGCAATCGTTATGATTTAGTTTTGGTTGCATCCGCAAGAGCACGAGAACTAAAAAGAGAAAGTACTGGCTTTGCTAAACATCTAATTACCCAGGCTTTGGGCGAAATAGAAGATGGCAAAGTTGGTCTTGAATACCTTGATAAGTTTGTCAAAGGTAATCGTCAAAGTAGGCACCACAGAAAAGGTTAACTTACCCCTTGACAAGATTATAGTTTTATATTATAATATGTTTATAGTAATTAATATTGCTATTATTTTTTAATTTAATTTTAATGGAGATACACAATGTTGAAACAACGTGTTTTGAAAGTACTTGAGTCTGGTCGTCAATTTACACCAGCACAATTAGCAGGTTTGACAGGCGTTAGCGAAGACAGCATTCGTCCACGTATCAGCGAATTACGCGCTGATGGTTATGCAGTTTACACTAACCAAACTAAGAACGGTAAAACCGCTTATCGTTTGGGCACACCAAACCGCGCAATGGTAGCAGCAGCTTACGCCGCAATGGGCTCTACAGCTTTCGCTTAATTCCCCTCATAACGAGTACTCCCCTACCTTTTAGCGCAATGCTAGAAAAGTACTTCCGTAAGGCGTAAGCGGAATTAATTTTATTATTTGATTATTGATATGACCTACAATTTTGAAGACCTGAAAGTTCGCAAAGAAGCAAAGCGTTTGCATCAAATTCGTAGATTAGATGCAAGACCATTGACTGAAGATGAAGCCAATATGGCTACTGAATTTGGTAAATGGGATTACCAACAAAAGAAAAAAGTTTTGACCCCTGCTCAGAAAGAAGTGATCCGTAAAAAGGTTCGCGAGGTAGCAAGGGCAAAGAAAGCAGATCCTGGTAATTTTGGTAAGCTTGAATTTGCTGCTCTTAAGCATAGAGTAAGAGCAAAGGCCAAGGATGGCCGAGTAATGGGATTTAATCTGACTCCTGAATACATTCAAAAGGTATTCGATGATTGCAAAGGTAAATGCGTACTAACAGGGTTGGACTTTAGTATGGAACTAGGAACAAAGAAGAAACGCAATCCGTTTCGTCCTAGCGTAGATCGTATCAGCTCAAGTAAGGGATATGTTAAAGGCAACATTCAAATAGTATTAGCAATCGTTAATACTATGAAAATGGATTATACTGATGATATTTTACATCCAGTAATCAAGGCCTGGGCACAAAAAATTTAAAACGGTTCTCCTTTCTCGTGAACCCTTTAGGGCGGCTTAGGTCGCCCTTTTTTTGTCTCGATTAAGATAGGTATAAATATTATATTAGATAACTCTATACAGTAGATATATGTACGATTTTAAAAAATTCCTCTCAGAAGCCCTATTACTAGAAGCACAACGCGAGAACATGGCGGGTAATATCAATGATAGTGAAAAGAAGGGTCTTAGACATCTTCGCAATTATGTTATGCCGACTCTTAGTAAAGAGCAACGAAAAAAGGTAACTGCTAATTTCGCCAGGTATATGAAACCAGATGAGTTTAAAAATGAAAATGGTGAGAAGTATAATGAAGATAAAAAAGTCCCTACACATACCTTAGCAAGCGCACACGGAGCGCATGCCGCAGGAACTGCTGTACGAGTTACTGGTGCTAGACATGATGACCAAGGTAGAATATTACTGTCTACAGAACAACACGGAGAAATCCCACAATCTAAACTAGCTCCACCTAAAGAATTAAAGAAGGCGCCTATTACCAAAGGTGGGTTTGATGTTGAGGGAAGAATTGCAAAGAATTTTGGAACATCGTCTGCTGGTTCTACAGGTACAGCTATTGATTTCGTTTCTCATGATGAGGGTAAAGGTCAGAAAGCTAAAAAGAAACTTTCTGGAGTTGTCAAGGAGACTACTGAAGAACCTCCAAAGGAACAAATAAAGACTCCATTCTCAAGAATTGAAGGCGAGTCAAAATTAGATAGAGGCAAGATGGGTCAATCGGCAGCAAACTTTGATACTAAATCTAGAACATGGAAATTTACTCATCCTGCTTTAGGTAAATCTTTATCTAAGGTTAAGGTTCAAGGTGTACCTATTTTACAATACTTAAATGAGAATCATCCTGATGGTGTAATTGAACACGGATTTACTACAGATGCACCCAAGGGAACAACAAGAGCATATCTTGAAAGTAGTAAAGTTAATGCACTACATATTCATAATAAAGACAAAGATAAAGGAACTACTTTTACTATCGGTGATAATAATGATCTAAAAGGCGTAACAACATTAGGACATCTAGATAATAAAGATTTAGATAGATTGGATGGTAAAATAAATGTAGCTGCTACACAAAGCGGAAAGACACAAGTTATTCACAGACCAAAGCATAGTGTTATGAAAGAATATTCCAATCTATCTACAACAATGCCAGAACTTCATAGAGATGTATCACAACCTGAGCAGGCGCAAGAAGTTAAGAAATTGTTAGACAAACATAATAAAGAGCATCAATAATGATAGAATTTTCAGAATTTTTAGCAGAAGCCGCAACTGCGGGCACAGGTGCAATTAAACATCTAACACACCTAGCAGGAGAAGAACATTTCTACGGCAAAGCAAGAGCAAATGCGGATTTAGATAGATTAGAACAACTACATAAATTTGCTAAAGGTGAACCATCCAACGTATCAAGAGTAGGTATTAAAGCAGACGGTTCCCCCTCTTTTGAAATGGGACATGTAATAAATTCTCATACAGGCAAAAAAGAATTTGGTGTGGCATATAAAGGTGCATCCAAAGGATATTCTTTTAATGAAAAAGATTTAAAGGAAAAGTTTGGAGACAAACCTGGGCTACACGGCAAAATGTCTCAACTGTTAGAACATGGTAAAAAGATAATGTCGCCCTTAGATGGAGTTGTTCAAGGTGACTTCATGGGCAGTAAAAAAGACAAGACTATATTTCCAGAAAAAGGAAATAGAATGTCTACAAAAGAACAACTAATCAAATATTCTATTCCTGCAGATTCAGACGAAGGCAAAAAATTAAAGAATGCAAAAATTAGTTTAGCTCTGCATACTAGATTACACGGCGATCAAAGAGAATATAATATTGATACTAGTAAATTTGAACATGCTAGTCCAGACGTACACGTGTTCAATAATAAGTTAAATAGATCAAATATAAATTACACACCTGAGCATGAATCAGAATTTCAAAAGCATTTTAAGAATGCAAAAGAATCACTAGGTAAGATAAGAGACCTAGATGGTCTGGTGGAAGGACACTCCGAGCATTTACAGACATACATAAATAAAACTGTAAGAGAAGGCACACAACCTACAGTAACAGGATATAAGAAACACTTATCAGATAAACTACAAAAAGAAGTTGATAAGGTAAAAACTGCAGCAGCGAAACAAAAGAAATTAACACATCACGATAGTATGGTTCATGATGTGGAAGAAAACAAAGATCAATTTCAACATCTATTCAATGCTCATAAGAGTTTGGATAAAGCAAAGAATGTTTTATTAGATAGATTAGAAATGAGCGGACAAAATCAAGAACACACGATTAATGGTAAACAAGCAAAGCCAGAAGGGTTTGTTGTTGGTTATAAGAATGGTGATGTATCCAAAGTTGTTAACAGAAGCAAAGAGGGATTCTCTGGCCAGAATCTAAACAAATGATAAATTTTAAAAGCTATTTAAAAGAAGAAATTATTCTGGAACGTCTATTTGATACAATAGAAGAATATGTCACACATCTATCTGTAAGAGATAATGTGAATCCTGAAACAGTATGGGAATACTTTGAGGATCACGATGACGATACTCTGTTTGGTTTAGCCGAGGATTGGCAAGACTCAAAGTATAAAAACCCAGCGGGTGGCTTAACCAAGTCAGGTGTGATGGCCTACAGAAGAGAACATCCCGGATCGCATCTGCAAACTGCTGTTACAACTAAACCATCTAAATTGAAGAAGGGAAGTAAAGCAGCAAATCGTCGCAAGTCCTTTTGTGCTCGCATGGGCGGTATGAAGAAGAGATTAACATCTGCGAAGACCGCACATGACCCAGATTCAAGAATCAATAAAGCTCTACGCAAGTGGAATTGCTAATGCTCGTATTAACAGGGTACATAGCAAGTATAACATCGAGTCAATAGATAGTCAACACATTTTGGATAACTTTGGAGTAGTATATGAGTTGGTTTAGGCATAAGCCTAGAAAAAATCCGCCGGTTCCTAAGAGACCTTATCCGCAACCTCCAGCACCATCGTAATTAACCAAACATTCAAACTGTATAAATAATAGGTTGCATCAACATTATATTCAAATGGATTTTAAACAGTATTTAAATGAAGCTACGAAGATAAAAGTGGCTAAAGAAAAGGACGAAGAACCGACGGCAGTAATGGCGTTTGGTCGCTTCAACCCACCTACGATTGGTCATGAAAAATTGATCCATAAGACTGAAGACGTCGCAAGTCAGCATGGCGGCACAGCTCACATTATAGCATCCCATAGTGAGGGGACTGCTAAGAATCCTGTACCTCAACAAGCAAAGCTCGGTTATCTGCATAACATAGTAAAACCAAGTACAGAACTCACGGGCTCATCTAAAGAAGAACCTACAATACTACATGCTGCAGCAAGATTGTACAAGCAAGGTCACAAGCATTTAGTAGTGGTTGCAGGTAGCGACAGAGTAAACGACTATCAAGATTTACTGAACCAATATAATGACGGTAAAAAATATCCGCATGGTAGTTATAAATTCAAATCGATAAAAGTTCTTTCTGCAGGTCAGCGCGACCCTGATGCAGAAGGTGCAGCAGGAATGTCTGGCACAAAGATTAGAGAATATGCAAGAGCAGGAAATACTGCTAAATTTAGAGCAGCATTGCCAGACGCATTAAAAGCACACGCAAATGAAATAATGGGGCATATCAAGGCAGTTCCTTTAAAGGAAGATGCCGATCCTATTAGAGAAGCGTATGTTAATAATCAGATATATAAATTAGATGATGTAGTAGAAGCGACAAACGGAGATAAAGGTCCTATAGTATTCAGAGGTTCAACTTATGTTACTATGCAATTAGCAGAAGGTAAAACAGTTAAACATTGGATCAAGGATATTAAGGAATCATCTAAAACAACTCCCGAAATTATTATTAAACCTACTAGAAAAATTATGGAAAAACAAGTACCAGCTTTATTTTTATCTAAAGAAAAATTAGATGAAATGTTAGGAAACGAAACAGATAGCGTGCAAATAAAAGCACCGGTTAAGGAGACTATTACTATGTCAAAACTAAGAAGAAGACTTTCAGAGAACCATTCATCTTCTCTGCCAATTGGTACCGCCTCAGGCACAGCCAATCATAATCCTGTAGACATAGCAAGAGGTTTACCTGACCCTAAAACCGCTCATCGTGATATTAACCTAACACCGAATAAAAGTGTTTACCATGGTATTGATAAAACTATAGATGATCAAGGTTATCCAGGTAAACCTCCCGGTTTAGTTTCATTCAAGACTTTTGTATCTAATCCAGATGTTCAAGCAGTTGAATTAGATAAAATGGAACAAGAAGCCGAAGCACAATTAGCAAAAGCCAAATTACAAGTTCATACTGCAGCATATAATATGATGAGAAAACATAAGGCAATGGATCACATATGAATCAAGAATTAATTGACGCAATGAATAAGGTATTTGCCGATACCTATTTAATGTATTTTAAGACACATTCATATCATTGGAATGTTGAAGGACCTAATCA